GGAGAATACAACATGGAAAATAAAAAAGAAGCAGAAGAAGAAATATTCAAAGGCAAGACATTTTCAGGTCTTATGGAGGATATATATAATAATTCAGCTAAAAAAGAAGCTCAGATAAACGACTTAATAAAACAGCTGCAGCCTATGATTAAAAATATGGGGGATGCAACTGTATTAGTACCTATAATAAAAGAGTACTTAGAAGTAGCTGTTAAAAATGACGAACATCTAATTAAGATGGCAGCAATTGTACAAAGAGCCACGACAAGAGTTGGAGGTGACGCATCTGGTGTTTTGCTAACTGAAGAAGAGAAGAAGCAATTGTTAGAAGCTGTTGAAGAAGTAGAGGATAGAAGATAGATGGCAAGAAATAGAGTTCAGAAAACACAGCTAAGGGATTCACATCAGTCCCAGCAGCAGAGTAATATAATGTGTGGTGAGGTAGTAGAAGTAATAACAAACGCCGACCATCCTTCATATAAAGGTGACGTATCTTTAGGTTCTATGCGAGTAAAGCCTTTAGGAGGCGGCCACAAGTTTAGTTCTGGTCCAGACTCAGGAGCAGTTTGGGTAAGGCCTTTGTCTAGGCAGTATATGTGTCTACCACTTCTAGGTGAATTAGTAGTATGTGTTAAAGCTTCGAGTTTAGGAGCTCAAACAAATCCAATAAACTCTACATTTTATTGGTTAGACACAATAGCTCTTTATGGGGAGAAAAATGAGAATTCACTACCAAATGCTAGTTATCATTCTGACAAAGGTATTAACGACACATTAGGTGAAACATTTGAAGAAGTGGTTACACCTCAACTACACCCATTTGAAGGTGATACAATTTTACAAGGTAGATTTGACAACGGTATAAGACTTGGTTCATCTCAACTAGGGCAGAAAACAAAAGATACATGGTCAATTGGAGGTGGGGCTAGTGGTGATCCCATTATGATTTTGACAAACCAATATGCAGACGACGCCAAGATAGAAGATATAAATAAAGACAAGTCAACAGTAATGTTAACTAGTACTCAGAAGATAGATATAAAACTTGCTAGCAAAGAAGCACCAGAGACAGTGTCAGTACCCACAGGTCCTGTATTGCCTCACAAACCCCTTAATACATACATGGATAAACCGCAAGTTATAATAAGTTCAGATAGACTTATATTCAACGCAAAGAGTGACAGCGTATTTATATCTGCAAAAAATAATATAAGTTTATCTACTAAAAAATGGAAGCTAGATGTAACAGCTCTTGCAGATATATTATTAGAAACACTAAATCAATTAACTATGGAAATACATCCAACACCAGCAGGACCTTCAGGCCCTCCAATAAATGCTGTAATATATGGAATGTTAAAAGCCCAGCTAATGCAGATGCAGCAATAATATGCCATTCTTAGTTCAGCCATTCGTAATGAAGTTGCAGGAAAAACTAGACGCTAGTTCTTCTACTTGGTCAGAAGGTGCTGAAGGCGACACTATGAAGCCAATACCAATTCCAGGCCAATTACAATCTAAGCCTCCACCCGGCCCACCTATGGTTTGGGCAACATGCTGGGCTGATGCAACGGAAGCCGGCTGTGCTGGGTTGATACCACCCAATACTATGCTTGCACTAGGCAACGTTACTCAAAAAGGAATATTGCTAGGAGCTACATCTGGAGAGCCAAAGTATACTAGCTTAAAAAATAGTTTTGTAGCACAAGCAGCTGCAATACTTCCAGGCTTTTTACCAACAGGGGTTGCAACGCCACCACCAGGCCCGCCTCCGTTCGAAAGCATAGAATCATATGGTGTAGATCAAGATTCTAACTTACCCTGGATGAATGCATGCGGTGTAATGCTAAATGATTGGTATACTAAGGCAATAATTATATATAATGCAGGTCCAACGCCTATGACATGGCTATAATATAACCAAAAAATAAATATTCTTATATTTATATAATATAAAGCATAGGAGCACAAAATGACAAAAAAAGATTTGGTAAAGATTATCAGAGAGGTTGTAAAACGGGAAGTTAAATCTGTGGTTAAAAATGAGATTAACGAAGTTTTAACTTTGATGGAGCAGGGTGGTAAAACAAATGTTGGCCCAAAACCTGCAAAGAAACAAAAGGTATATACTAAAAACGCATCATTAAATAGTATATTAAATGAAACTGCAAACAGCGGCGAGTTCGATGCATGGCCCGAAGTAAGCGCAAACACTCTACGTGCAAAGTTTTCAGGAATGCAAGCTGGAGCTTCACCTATGACGGACATAAATAATAGACCTGTAGATACTAGCAAGTTAGATCCTGCATTGACAAAAGCATTGACTAGAGATTATTCAGAGTTAGTAAAAAGATTTAAGTAATGAGACCAAGAAAAGAATTTAGATATAACCCAATAGATTTTGAAAAAGATATAGCTATAGGCTTGACGCTACCTCTTACAAATGATAAAGGAGGGTTTACAAAATTCGACGTATCATATACAGATGCAGGCGTAGCAATAACTGGATCTTCAGATCTTAATTTATCTAATATAGATGATTATCATGGTTCAACTAAATCTGACTCACACGGTGACTTTGCACTTTCTTATACTACAATTGAACAAGCAAGAACTAACTTGAAAAATCTTGTACTAACCAACAGAGGTGAAAGAGTAATGCACCCTGAGTTTGGTTGTGATGTATGGGCTTCTATGTTTGAAAATATAACACCTAGTTTGCTATCAAGAATTAAAGACAGAATTATAAAGCAGGTTGAAATATGGTTGTCTTACGTAAATATATTAGACATAGATATTTCAAGGACAAGACACAACGAAAATAGAGTAAACATAAGTATTACATTTGCACTGTTTAATGATAGTATGAACAAGGAAACAATTACAATAAATAATGTGGGAACTTTATAATGGCAAATGAATGCAACTTAGATAAGAAACAAACAAGGGATATAAAATATCTAAACAAAGATTTTGGTAATTTTAGAAATGATCTAGTAAGTTACGCTAAAAATTACTTCCCAGACATATACAACGACTTTAACGAATCATCTCCAGGTATGATGTTTATAGAAATGTCAGCTTACGTAGGAGATGTATTATCATACTATGTCGACAATCAGCTAAAAGAAAGCTTGCTTATACACGCAGAAGAAAGAACAAACATAATTGACATTGCAAGAGCTCTTGGATATACAACAAAGCCAGTTGTTCCTGCTATAGTTGAAATGTCAGTATATCAAGTTGTGCCTGTAGATTCTGGAACAATGCAGCCGGACTTTAATTATGCTATGGAAATACTATCAGGGCTAGAATGCAAGACTTCTAAAAATGAAATATTCATGACTCAAGAACAAGTTAACTTTGCAGTAGACACTCCGCAGAGTCCTAGGGAAACAACGGTATATAAAGTTGACGGAAATGGTGACCCTGAATATTTTTTATTAAAAAAGAATGTACCTGCAATTGCTGGTGAAATAAAAACTGAAGAGTTTATATTTACCGACCCTAAGAAATTTGACAAAATAAAAATAAATGCTACAGATGTAATTGGTATAGTTGATGTAAGAGATGAAGCAGGCAACAAATGGTACGAAGTTCCATATTTGGCTCAAGACAACATATTCGAAGATGTAATAAATAATTGGGGTGCTGATCCTTCAATGTCTCAATACAATTACGACGCACCATATATTCTAAAATTAAGAAGAACTGCTCGTAGATTTACAACTCATGTAAGAGCTGACGACTATACAGAAATGTGGTTCGGTGCAGGTATATCATCTCAGCCTGACGAAGTTATAGTACCTAACCCAGAAAATATTGGAATGCAACTTCCTTATGGAAACACATCTACAAATTATTTGAATGGAACAACTTATGTTGACATAGCTTTCGATCCAACAAACACAATGTTCACAAGAGCTTACGGACAAGCTCCAGCAGACAATACACTTTATGTAAAATACTTAAAAGGTGGTGGTTTGGAATCTAATGTTGGAGCAAGACAGATAACAAAGTGGAATGCGTCAGATATGCATGACACTGCATACTATCTAGATACGGATGGACTTGATCAAGGAAAGGTAACTGTAGTGCAAAACTCAATAGCTGTTATAAATTTAGAACCTGCAGTAGGAGGTAGATCAAAAGAATCTACAGACGAAATAAGACAGAATACTTTAGCACACTACGCATCTCAAAACAGAGCAGTGACAAGAGAAGATTATATTGCAAGGGTGTATGCTATGCCAGCAAAATATGGTTCTGTAACAAAAGCATATCTAGATAAAGACGAACAATACTGGATGCAGACTGTAGGTACTCACGAAGTAAAAAATCCATTAGCAATAAATTTATATGCATTAGCATATGATAAAAATAAAAACTGTGTACCACTAACTGAATTGGCAAAGCAGAATCTACAAACATATCTATCTCAATATAGAATGCTGACAGATGCTATAAATATAAAAGTTGCTCACGTAGTAAACATAGGAGTTGATTTTACAATTTTACCAAGACCCGGTTATCAAAATAAAGAAATATTGTTTAGGTGCATTAGCAAACTAAAATGTATATTTGATTCTGACAACTGGTCAATAAATGAACCTATAATAATACCTAAAATAGCTACAGAGTTAGATAAAATAGAAGGTGTACAGACTGTAAAGAATTTAAGAATATATAACAAATTTGATTCTGAGGCAGGATATAGCGGAAATATATATGATATAAAAGGAGCGACTAGAGACGCAGTTATTTATCCAGCAATGGATCCATCTATATTTGAAGTAAAATATCCTGACACTGACATCAAAGGTAGAATAGTGGGATATTAAGATGATATATAGCATAACAGCATCCAAAGACGCAACAATATACGAAGGCACGGGAGCAGCGACAGATTTGAATACTAAATATATGAACACTGGCGGTAGTGAGATATTAGAAATAAATAAAATAGTATCCTCGTCAAAAACAATAAACACATATAATTCTAGAATGCTGCTGTACTTTAACATTCCTTGGGATCTTATAGGGACTGCAAGTATTTGGACAACAGGAAGTATTACGCATAAAAGAGACACTGCGTACTTAAAATTATATTCTACAGAAGCAAACAGCATAGCAAGAAGCCACAGCTTAGCAATACATCCAATTTCTAAAGACTGGGATGTAGGTATAGGCCGAGCAACAAACAAGCCTAAAACCACAGACGGTGTAAGTTGGACGAACTATACAGGAGAAGATCTAACTGGACAAGCTTGGGATACTGCATCAGCTAACTTCGCAACAGGTGAAACTGGATCTAATGCCGCAACCAATAATGGAGGTGGTCAGTGGTGGACATCATCAGTAGCTCAGCATCTATATAATTACAATACAGATCCTAATACAAGTATGGATATGAGAACAGATGTTAAAAATATATTATCTGACTGGAGTCAATCAGTAGCTATTGGTTCGAGTGGAAACCCAATAACAAACCGCGGTTTTTTAATAAAGCTTTCTGGCTCACTTGATTCTACAACATCTTTAGAAACTGATCGATATAAATACGGAAACGTAAAATACTTTTCCCGAAACACTCACACAGTGTATCCTCCACGATTGGAAATATGTTGGATTGATAACACTTGGTCCACAGGTTCTATGGTGACTGCATTAGACATGTCAGATCCTGGAGCAGTATTTGTTTACTTAAAAAACAATAGAGGTTCTTATAAGCGAGGAGGTAAAATTAAGTTTCAAACTTTACTACGAGAAAAATATCCAGTTAAAACATATGGGAATACATCTGCTGAACTTACTTTACAGCGCATGGCCCCGAACAAATGGTGTTATTCAATTATAGATTGTAAAACAAGCGAAACAATAATACCTTATGATGCTACATATACAAATATGTCATGTAATTCAAAGGGTAATTTCTTTGAAATATATTCAGATAGCTTATTCGAAGAACGAGATTATAAAATACAATTAAGATACAGACCAACAGTAACGTCAACAGACTATTCATATTATGATATTAAAGATACATTCAAGATAGTGAGATAATAAATGGCATACGGAAAACGAAATAAAATGTCTAGACTTTCTCCAGGTAGAGGTAGGAATTTAGTTAGACCCAAATACGATAAATTTAGAGGCAGAGACTTTGATATTAGAACATCTCAAGTAGCCGATGGCCATGAAATTGTACAGGAAATCATAGAGCCTTCAATAAAAGATTTGTATCAAAATATAGAAATACAGTTTGGTGACGAAAGTGAATGGAAGACTAGTACTAAAACATTTTTTGCACTAGACACAGCGGCACCAAACGATGAGATGATGACACAAAAAGATACACTTATTTCACACGAGGCATATATGCATGATTGGAATGAGTTCGTTATAGCTTCGGGAAGAGTTTGTTTGAATGCTGAAGCAGCAGCTAAGGTTTTAGATACAAAAATAACAGAATTAGAATCTACTGTACCTAAAACACCTATGCTTCCGCCTACTATAGATATGATGCAGATAAGAAATGTAGACTGCTTAAATAGTGAAAACACTGATATGTTAGAATCGCTGCCACCAAACTGCTTTAAGAAAGCTGGCTATACTATGCTAGCAAATTGGAATCTTTTGGTTGTTGCAAACGCATATAACTACATACCTTATGGAGAAGAAGAACCCAATAGAGAAGATATACAATATGTATGGAGATTCACGTCTGGCGCTGAAAACTACGATGTTAACGTGATAGGTAAAGTTGTAAGTAACACAAGAGAGTTAAACGTAGAAAACATGCAAAGAAAAGACATAGGTACATATACATTGGAGGTGAAAAATACTCACGGCGTAACTTATGCAAAAT